CAGGCCCAGCTGCTGAAGCACGGTGGCCTGCGCTTTTGTGGCCGAAGATCCGGCCACCATGGTGGTGGCCAGCTTTCTAATGCCGGTTGCCGCCACGTCCTGCTGGACGCCGACGCCTACCATGGTGGAGCCGAGGGCGGCGATCTGGGCGGCTGAGATGCCTGCCACGTCGCCCAGCGGCCCCACCGCTGTCACGATGGTGGAAATCTCCGAGGCTGTGGATGCGCTGTTGTTCGATAGGTAGTTGATTTGGTCTGCGAGGGCTGTGACTTCCTCCTGGCCCATGCTGAAGGAGGTACGCCACTTCGCCATCCAGTCACCCGCCTGTTCGGCGGTGGTGTCAAAGGCCACTCCCATTTTGGCGGCGGTCTCTGTGAATGTGGTGAGTTCGTCTGCGGCAATGCCTGCGGTACCTGCTGCTGCGGTGATTGCTGCCAGATCCTCTGCCGCCATGGGGATGTCCTTCGACATTTGGACGATGGAGTCCGACATGGCGTAGTAGGAGTTGGTGAGGTTCCCGTTTTCATCTCGCAGGCCGTCTACGACCTTTGCGACGTCGGCCATGGCGCTCTCGAAGTCCACCGCCGCCTGGACGGAGTCTGTCACGAATTCCCCTATCTTCAGCGCCCCCCAGGCTGCGGACGCGATTGCCGCTGCCTGCTTTGCGATCTGGCCGAGGCCGCTGATCCGGTTCTCTGCGGCCCCCATGGCGCTGTTGAAGGAGGAGGCGACAGAACCGGCGATCTTCACTGCAAGGCTGTATTCTTTTCCCCTACTTGCGCTTGCCACGTTTTGCCGCCTCCTTGCTTATCTTGATGACCTCCTTTGTGGTCTCGACGAGGTCTCCGATGGTCATCCGCATTAGGTCGGTGAATCCTGAATGGAGCGTCATGGAAAGACGGACGCATAGCCTACGGAGGTCTTTCCCGTCCTCCGGGGTCAGTCCTCTCCGTAGAAAAAACTGGTCACCCGGTTTTTGACCTTGATGGCGTCCTTCGGGGGAAGCCCCTTGAAGAACTCGACGGGCTGGCCGGAGGCTCTGGCGGCGATGAACTGGACATACTCCACGGTCATCTCCGGGAGCGGGGAGAAGACGCCGGTACGCATCAGGTGCTTCTCTGCGGCGATCATATCCTCTGCGGTGAGGCTGTCCAGGCCGGACAGGTCGATCTCCGAGTAGGTCTGCCCCTCGAACTTGTAGGGCTTGCTGAACTTGACCAGTGTGGTGGCCTCCGCCTCGCTGGCGGGGGCCTCCACGTGGGTGGTGTTGGTGATGGGCTGTTCCATGTCTCTTTCCTCCTATGGCTTAGGTGAGCTGCTTGACTTTCGACAGGACGTCGTTCCCGTTTACCTTGTAGGTGGGATTGATCTTGTCAATCTCGATCATCGACTTGCCGTCCATCTCCACCAGGACGTAGGTCAGTTCCAGGGTGATGGTGCTGTCCATGCTGCCCCGCTGGCGGACGGTTCCGATGTTGACGTTCTTGGGCTTGCCCCGGAAGACCACCCTCATGCCCATGTACTCCGTGGCCTGGGTGGAGGCTGCGGCGTACTGGATGGCCCCTCGCAGGGTCAGTTCCAGGGGCTGGGTGGGGTCTACCATGTTGAAGTAGTCCCGGTTGATGCAGCGGAAGGGGATCTCCTGCTCCATGCTGCCGAAGTGGCCGGGTGTGGGGGCCTCGTACTCTCCAAGAATACCGGCCCCGGAGACGGTAGAGGTCATGCTCTCAAACGGGGGCATTTCCACTTCGCCGGTGATGCCTCCGAGCTTGTTGCCGGTCAGGTACATATTGAAGTCGTGGATGGCTTCAGGAATTCCTACGATTGCCATTTAGATCAACCTCCAGTCAGGGCGCTCTGCAGAGCGTCGGGATCGAATTCCAGCGTGTTGAGGATGTCCTCCGCCGGAACGTAAGGGGCGAGGTGCTGGTGGAAGGTCAGCTTCCCGTTGATCAGGTCGGTCACCGAGTTTTCCTCTGCGATGAACTCAATTCGGGCTGCGGCGCACTTGTCCTGGGCAACGTAGGCGTTGCCACGGATGTTCTCTGCGTCGACGATACTCTCAATGAGGCGGCGGTTCGCCGGGTCGTCCACCTTCTGTGCATAGGTCAGGATGAAGCTGTTCCCCCACCAGCTGAAGAACCGGCGGCAGCAGAACCACATATCCTTGGGGTCGGTGTTGGCCGGATAGGCGGCGGTGCGGTTGCCCCAGGTTCTCCAGCCGTTGTTGTTGAGGGCGGTGGAGACGCCGAAGCTGTTCACCACGTTGGCCTGCAGCTGATCCAGCAGGACTTCCTTGCTCCAGGTGCCGCCGGTGCCGTCGGCGTTCTCCGTGTAGACGGCGTCGGCCAGGACAGTGCCGGTGATACCGACCAACTCATTGGAGGGGGAGAGGTTGGGCACGTCATCGTTGTTCGCGTCCAGGTAGGCGGTCAGTGCCGCCATGACGGCGCTGTACCAGAACTTGATGGAGCCGGAAACCACGCAGGGCCAGAGGGCCATGATGTGCTCGCTGTTGCATCCGGCGCTCTCTTTGGTGGTCTTAACGTCGCTGTACGCGGTGCAGCCGCTGGGGGTGCTGTCGATGTCCACGAAGCCCTCGCAGGAGAAGTAACCGTTGATCTCCTGGCACTTCGCGGCCAGGACGATGCCCACGTCGGGGATATGGCTCCAGCCGGGGGCGATAATCAGGCCGGGGGTCATGCCGAACTTGGGGTAAACCTGGCGGAGCACTTCAAAGCCGCTCTCCGCGCTCCCGGCAGAGGCTCCGATGATGTCATCCGCATCCACAACGGTGGGGTCGATGGAGGTGGAGGAGACCTTCAGCCCCGTGGCCTCCGCTCCCCTGCCTCCTGCGACCAGGGTGATGACCAGGTTGCCGTCATCGTTGAAGGAGAGGACGTAGTCGGTCTCAACCTCCAGAGCGGTATCGTCAGCCTCTGTCTTGACCTGGACGGTGCCCGGCAGGATGCCGGTGATGGGGATGACGGCCTCCATGCTCTCCACGGGGTAGGTAGCCTCCACGTTTTCCTTCTTGTGCTTCTTGGGGTCGAGCACGTTCACGAAAATGACCGGGGCCACGTTCACCAGCTTAAAGCTGGCATACATGGAGGCGCAGAGGGTGTAGAGGTAGTGGCCGTCTTCGTCCTTTTCCTCGCTGTAACCGAGCTTGCTGACGGCCTCTGCCCAGTTGTAGGCAATGACCGGGGTGTTGGTCACTTTGTAGGGGTCATCCGCCATGTTGATGGGTGCGGTTCCGAAGACCACCTGCAGCCCCGCCGTCCCGGTGATGGGGGCGACGATGCTGGTGGCTCTTTCCTGCACCCGGACGCCATGCTGGTACGGCATAATTAATTCGCTCCTTTCTGGATGGTGGCGCTCTCCGCGAGCGCCCTCTGGTAGAGTGTGTAAACGCCGCCCTCGCTCCGGCTGATCTGGGCCATGGCGTCAGCCAGCTTGGAGATTGGGACGCAGAGACCGGCCATGTACGGCGCTGCCTTGATGGCTGCTTCCAGCCCCTTCGGCTTTTCGCTGTAGACCGTATTCCGCGTGGCCACGCCGAGGATGGTGGGGCCGACGTAAACAAATTTTGTCTGCGGCTCTGCAGCCGCCTTTCGGGTTGATTTCCTTGTACTCATACGAGTTCGCTCCATTTCGCTCTGGGGGCCGGGGCGTGGAAGACCAGGTTCACGGCCCCGTAGAAGTAGGGGTAGCTCGGCTCGTCCTGCAGCGCCCAGTTGAACGGGTCGGCGCAGACAAACTCCTTCAGCGCCGGTGTTTCCTCGTAGTGCTGCTGGATGCGTTCGATGATCTCCAGGACGGATTCGTGGCCTTCGTTCTCCAGGCTGTCTTCGAAGATGCCGATTACTAAAATGACCGAGATTTTGTGCGGGTCTGTCTGGGTCTCGATTCCGCCGCTGTCAATGCGGACGATGATGTAGGGGAATGGATCGGTGTCATCGTCGCTCTCCAGCTGCGGCAGGAACTGCGGGTAAAGGCCGGGGGATGCCATCTTCCCATCCGGGGTCTTGAACTGGTCAGTTGCGAAAAGCTCCCGGAGGTCTTCCATGATGGCTTTTTGAAGTTCTCTTGCGGTCATGTGGCGTTCACCACCTTGTCGATCTCCCTTCGGATGTTTTCCATGAGGTTGCCGTAGATCTCCGGGCGAAGGACGCCGAAGACCTTCTTCTCATCCCCGATCATTTTGGGGGCCGAAATGGAGAGCAGCTTCTTGATCTGTGTCATGTCTGCGCCCCGGCCCCATTTCTCCTGTCGGGAACTCCGGCCACTCGCGGTCTTGTACGTCTTCCCGTACTGACGCTGAACGATGGCCTGGTGGCCGCTGGCGAAGGTTGCGAGGAATGCCTTTGCCTTGTTCCCCTTGCGGGATTGGATCAGCTTCAGCGTTCCGCCGGTCGTGATCTGCACCTTAGCGCCGCTCCTGGGGGTGGTCGCCTTGAACTTCTTAAGCTCCAGCGTCCCCCCGGTGACGGTGATGGTGGCCTCCGGCTTCGAGACCGTGGCCCGGCCCAGCTTCATGGATGAGTTGAGTGCGGACTTCTTCGCCATGTATTCCTCTTTGGCCTTGTCGGCCAGATCGGAGCGGGCCTGCTTCGCGGTGGCGTTGACCGCGTTCTTCAGCACCTTCCGGCTTTGGCCCTTCATGTCCCCCAGGGCCTTTTCGATGGTCTGAAGGACGGCTTCGTCAAACTCGAATCGGATCATGCCGTCCTGGATGCGGGTCTTCATGCTCATCTGCTCCGGTTCGCCTCCAGGGTGATGCCGTAGACGCCGCTCTCATCGGTGGCGTCCACTATCGCATACCTTTTCCCGTCAACTGTTACCAGCTTGCCCTGGGCGGGGAGGGGGCCGAAGGCATCCGCTGCAACGTACATGAAGTACTGGCGGACAAAGAGTCCGTCCATGGTGGATTTCATCTGCTTCTCCCGCTCCACGTGCTCGATGTCATCAAAGATGATCGTCATCGGCGTCCCGTTCACCTCGTGGGTCTCCCCGAATTCCTCCAGGTTGAGGAAGGTCTGCTTGATGTCGTTATGAATAATATCCTTGAAGCTCAAGCTCTCCACTTGCCTCGCTTCCTTTCTTCGGTCATCGGTACTCTGCCCACCAGGTCATCCCCGGTGGCCTCCCCGCCTATTGCGAGGCCGGGGAGGCCAGCCAGAGCGGTCGCCGGTTTGGCCCGTGTATAGGTGGGGGGCTGGTAGTCTGCGTCTACCCAGATGGCGCTCCCCGCCTCCACCCAGGCCGCTGCGTCTGGGCCGTCCGAGGGCAGGAGGTCTCCGGGACGGTAGAGGGTCAGACCGCCATCGGCCTCGATGTAGGCCTGCGCCAGCAGGAGGCGTTTGTCCTCGCTCTCATCCATGGGGGATTAGCCTGCGGCAGCGGCTACGGGGGCCGGGGGATAGCCGATGTTGACCAGGACGGTGGTCTCCGCTGCGGCGGAGGGGGCGGCGGCGTAACCGGCGGGAGGCGTGTCGCTGGTGCCGGTCTTGGTGATCTTGCCGGTGGCGGTGTCGAAGTAGAGGGCGTCGCCCATCGCCACTTCCTCACTGTCGGTCTTGTCCATGGAGAAGACGCCGACCACGTGGACGGAGCCGACGGCTCCGGGGGCGATGTTCGTCCCGGCCACGCCGATGCGGGTGGTCAGGCTGATCACGGAACCGGCGGGGATGACGGCCTCCGTGCTGTTGGTGTAGTCCAGGGCTTCACCGCGCTGGACGTAGGTGGCGTTGCTGGTAGCCATGTTCTATCGCTCCTTTCTCCGATCAAACGGTGGGCAGGGCTACGCCGTCGTTCCGGGCGATGCCGCGGAAGTCGCGGACGCTGATGCCCCAGTCGAGGTACATATCCCAGACGAAGCCCAGGATGCCGGGTACCTCCATGCGGCGGACGGTGGGGGTCTCCTGGCCGTTCAGGTAGTCCACCTGGATGCCACGGGCGCTGTCGCTGCTGGCCACCATGAACCAGGGACAAGCTCCGGTACCCGCCAGGGCGTTCAGCACGGGAGACTGGACGATCTGCAGGGGGTAGTTGTACAGCGGGTTGATGTCGTTGTTGTTGGAGCCGGTCACCTGGGTGGAGTGGAGAATGACGGCCAGGTCGAACTCGTAGCCAACGGGTACCACGATGGTGCGGGGGGTGATGTAGATGGCCTCCCCGAACTGATCCACCTGCTGCTGCATCTTCAGGATGATCTGCTGGATGCTGGCCTGGGAGGGCTTGCTGCCGGTGGTGATGTGGTTGCGGTGATCCGCGCTGAAGAACTTCTTCCCGTCGAAGATGGCCTTGTTCTCGAAGAGCAGCTTGTACACCTGCTTGTCGATGGTCTTCTTCGCCGCCGTGGCGTAGAGGCCGGGAACTTCGGTCAGGAAGCCGATGTCGTCGTTGATGAAGGCCTGCCGGGTCATGCTGAACTGCTTCCCGTAGGTGTCCAGCTTGCGCTGGGGCAGGCGATCAGTTCTGGGCGCATCGGCCTTGAGTTCGCCGTTCTCCGGCACCAGCAGGAAGTCGCCCACGCCGCCGATGACGTACTCGTGGTCTGCGGTCTGCTTGAAGTCCTTCAGGCTCCCGGTGGTAGTGAAGGCCTGGAAGGTGGTGGGTACATGGTTGTACAGGTAGACGATGCTCTTGCGGATGGTCTCATCCAGAATGGCGGGGAAGGCTGCGGTGGGGTTATAGAACTGGCGGCTCAGCTCCGCGTAGAGGTCATCGCCACTCATGCGGAGCAGGGCGCTGGCGTTGTGCTGCCCGTCCCGCATCAGGCATTCGATGCCCAGATCGCGCAGGCTCATGCCCTGCAGCTGGCGTGCGCCGGGGGTGGGATTCTCCACCGCCACGCGGGAGCACCGAAGCAGGAGAGCGTCGGAGGCGTCTCTGCGGAATTCATCCTCCCCGGAGCCGGTCACCTGGACGCTGGTGGACAGGGGGGCGCGGTTCGTGCGGAGCTGTTCGAGGATCGCCGCCCTGACCTGATCCACGGTGGTGCCGTTGGAGATGTAGTCCGCCGGGTCGACGCCGAAGTCCCGGCACATGGCGGTGATGTCGGTGATGCGGGTGCGCTCTGCCTCGACGGCTCTCTGGGCGTCAGTGGGGGTGCCCTCCGGTGCGGGAGTGCCCTCCGGGGTGGTGCCAGTGGCCTGCCGCTGCTGGGCCTCATCGGCGGCAATCTCGGCGGTCAGGGTGTCGATCTCCCTCTGCAGAGTGTCAAATTCACTCTGCTCCTCTGCGGTGAGGGAGCGGTTCGCCGCCTTGGCTGCGTTCACCAGCTGCTGCTGGCGAGCAATTTTGGCGGCTCTCTGCTGCTGCTTGTTCATAGCATTTACCTCCTGCTGTTATTCAGATTGATTTGAAGTTGGCTTTCGAAGACGGCCAGCGGGATTTCTCCGGGTTGCTCCGCCTCTCGGCCCACGCCGACCGTTTCGTCAGCCGGTACCGAGACGATGGAAATTTCGAGGGGGCACCACTTCCTCGCAATTTCGCATGGCCCTGTGAATCTGCCGTCTGCGCTGGTCTTCCCAGCCAGGACTTCCTCCAGTGAATCGATGCGGTACCCAACCGAGACTCCCTTCAGAGTCTCGCTCCGCACCTTTTGGTAGATGACCTCGGATTCGGCGTCGGTGTCGAATTCCACCTCTGCGTACCCTCTGTATTCCTCCACCCAGGCCCGGTTGATCTTTCCGACCACCCTGTCCCTGTTGTGGTTAAAGAGTAGGCACCCGATGTCGTTCAGCCGGGTGAGGTCAACGGCTCCGGGGCTGTGGTCGAGGATTTCCACTCCGAACCACCGCGTCACGGGCTGCTCCGAAGAGAAGGAGAGGATGAACTTCCGCTCATTACCCTCGCCGTCCATCCGCTGCAGTGTGCCGTAGCGGCGGAGGTTATTCATCTTCGCCTTCTCCGCCGCTCTCACCGACTCCGGGCTGCTGTTCTCCAGCTCCCGGCTCCGAAGGGGGAAGGGCGGGGGCGGTGCCTGCGGCACCTTGGCCTGCTGCCGGAGGCTCTTCCTCATCGGCGTAGAGGCCGTCTGTCTTTTTCTGTCCAAGGATTACACCTCCCAGGTCGATTCCGTGTTCGTCACGGGCGTATTTGATTACCTCGCAGATGTCATCGATCTGCTTTCTCCAGTCCTGGCCGTTTTCGGCGGCGATCTGCTTGAAGGTCTTCTGGCCTGTCTGCAGGGCTGTCTTCGTGGCCACGGTTTCTTTGTTGGGGTCGATCCAGTCCTTCGGGGGCTTGGTGAAGGAGTGGGAAAAATACCGATCCTTATCCCTCCAGAAGTCCCGAATGTTCAGTGCCCCGGCCAGGACGGCTGAAATGATGAAGGTCTCGTAGATCTCGTCGAGGACGTCGGCCAGAAGCTCGTCTTCCTCCGCGTAGGTCATGCTGTCCTCGATCAAGCCCTGGCGGGCGCTGGAGTAGTTGGCCTCGCTCATGTCACGGGCGGTCGCCTCATAGCTGATGCCCTGGCCTGCTCCGATGAGCCGCTGCTGCAGTTTGATATAGCTGGCGGCGTCGGTGGCCTGCCCCTGGGGGTTGACCACCTGGATTTCATCGCCTACGTTCATCTCCTTGATCATGCCGGGGGAGATGGTCTTCCCGTCGTAGGTGTGCCGGGGGCCGGATGGGGCGCTGCCCCGCCCAATGCCTGCGGTCGGGATAGCCCTCTTGATAAAGACCGAGAGGCAGGCCTCAATCCGCTGCTTGACTGAAACGGCCACCATGAATTCGTTTGCGTCCCGGATGCGGGTGACCGTCTGGCTCATGTCGCTCATCTCCCGAAGCTGGGAGGGGCGGCGCTTGCTGAAGTAGAAGATCACGTCGTTGGCGTCGAGGTAGATCGGGTCGATGGTGGTCATGCCGTCCAGGGTGTACTGCCTGATCCAATAGCCGACGGGGGCGTTGTACCGGTTGTACTCAATGCCGCCGACCACTCGGTTCCCCTTGTGCTTTGGGGCGACCTGGGAGGCGTCCAGCTCATCCACCTCGAACATTTGGAGCTTGAAGGGGAGGACGCCGCCTGCGGTGTATCGCTTCACAAAAATGATTCCGCCGTCTACCTTCTTCCTGCGGACGGCCATGCGGAGGATCTGATTCAGGCTCTGGGTGCCGGTGACGTCGCAGTTCCTCTTTTTGCACCAAACTTTCCACAGCTTTTCGATCTCCCTGTTGAGATCGGTGTCTCCGGTCTCCGCCTGAAGCACCAGGCCCTTGCCGACCACGTTCCGAACGAAGGGGCCGATCACGGAATTCATCATGTCGCTGTTGCGCTCCAGGTCTCTCGACCTGGCCCGGACAACGTCCCGACTGTACCGGTCGGTGTATTCGGCGCTCTGGTTGGTGGCGTACCAGCCGTTGTTGAGCCGCCGGTGGTCTCCGGCATCGTAGTGGCGCTGCTCCGCCAGGACTTGCCGCCATGCCTCGCGTCTGGCCCCTGCCTCTGGGCTGATCCAGCCGATGATTGTGTCCAGCCAGTTCATCCCATCACCTCCCCTCGAAAAAAGCGACGTAGGTGTTGTCCAGCAGATGGCTGTTGCCCTCGCTGGCGATCTGTGCTTCGAGATCGTCCCGCATGGCCCGAAGCAGGGCGAGGTCTGCCCTGGTCAGGCTCCGGGAGCCGATTTTATAGCTCTGTCCGCCCAGGAGGACGGCCTGGATGGCCTTGTTCACTTCCTGGAGCCTCTGCTGGGGCGTGTAGTCATTGTCCATGCCTTATCCCTCCGATAACCAGCCGTCGTTCTGGCCGATCCAGTTTTCCTCCGGCGTGGGAGCCGGTTCCTTTTGTGCCTCCGCCCTGGGCGGCATCTCCAGTTCCTCCAGGTGGAAGGTGCGAGCGCCGAGCATATCGGCGGCGCACATGGCGTAAACCTCGCAGTCCAGCAGATGGTTGTCCGCGTGGGAAGTCTTGAGTACCCATGCCTGGATGGTGCGCTGGCCGCTCTTGACGTTGACCTTGTGCTCTGCGGTCACCTGCTCCGCATACTCCCGGTCGCAGCCCCGGTAGACCATCCAGCTGCCGGTGCCGTTCCTTTTCCGCATACGGCCTGCGATCATGTCCTTGTACTTCCCGGTGTCGATGATGGCCAGCTGCATTCCGTAGGCTCTGCTGTCGGTCTTGTTCACCTTGGAGATCCTGAAGTGGGTATCCATCGGGTGGGACGATCCCTTGCTGGGCAGCGCCCAGTCTGCGTTGCTGGCGCAGAAGTCGTAGACCAGGTCGGTGTTGTCGCCGCTGTCCACCAGGGCCAGGGAGACCACCAGCGGCTCCCCGCTTTCCTCCCTGGCGTACTGCAGGTTCATGATCCGCTCAATCTCCGCGAAATTGTAGACCTGCCCGTGGGCGATGTTCTGGGAGGTCAGGTAATTCCCCCAGGCTCGGATGGTGTAGTAGATGCTGGTCTCCTGGACGTCGATTCCGGCGGTCAGGAGCCTTGCCCACTTGGGGACGATGAACTCCGGCAGCGTGGTCTGCCGCTCCAGGACGAGGTCGGCGTTGGTCTTCAACTTTGTGTCCTCCCACGGCTCCGCGAGCCAGCTGTTGGTGAAGTTCTGGAAGAGGTCGGGGTCATCCTTGCTGGTGAGGAACGCCTTGACCATCTCCGAAAACCGGACGAAGGGGCTGTAGAGGGTGTTGATCCAGAAGGCCACCTTGCGGGGGAACTGGGTCTTTTCCTCTACTGTGCGCCACTCCCCATGGCGGAGCATCTCCGGCTTGTGCCGGTCGGTAATGATGCCGTGGCAGTTCTGGCATTCATAAACGGCGAACTCTGCCCGGTCTGCGTAGGTCATGCCGTCTTCGTTCGGAAATTTGACCTGCTGCCAGACCAGTTCGATGTACTCCCCGCAATGGGGGCAGGGCACGAAATAATGCCGGATTTGGTCTGCGGCCTCCATGGCTTTCCAGATGTGCCCGGTCTTCAGGGTGGGGGTGGAGGTCTTGAAGATCTTCCGGTTGCGGAAGGTCTTCGTCCGCTCCGTGGCCAGTGAGATGGGGTCGGACTCCTTCTTCGATGCGCCGGGGTATTTGTCTACCTCATCCAGGAAGAGGTTCCGAATGGGGCGGCTGGCCAGCTGCGATGGGCTGTTGGAGCCGACGATGACCAGGTACATCCCATCAAACTGAAGCTCCGAAACGGAGGAATCGCTCTCATGGTACCGGCGCTTCAGCTCCGGCGAGGCGTTGAGCATTGGGTCGATGCGGTTCTTTTTGATGCTCTCCCCCAGGGTGTCCGAGGGGTAGACCACCATGGTGGGCGATGGGTCTTGCTGGATGATCCGTCCGATGCTGTTCAGGATGGTCTCTGTTCCGCCCACCTGCGTAGGCTTCACAAAGATGACCTCCTCCGTCTCGTAGTTGCATAGCTCATCCATGATGCCTACGAGGTAGGGGGTTTTGTCGTTCCGCCAGGGGCCGGGGCTTCCTGACGTCTTCGCGTCCAGGACGCGGTATCGCTCTGCCCATTCGGAGACGGTCAAATCCTCCGGCGGCTGCAGGGAAGCGAGGGCCTGCTTCTGGTAGGGGGTGACCGGGTATTTTCGGAAGCGGAGGCCCTTACTTCTTCGTCCCATCGACGGCACCTCCCGGCTCCGTCACGCCAGCCACCACGAAAGCGGTTAGAATCCGCCGAATCTCCCCCTGGATTGCCTTTTCAATCCGGCGCACCTCCACGGGTTCTGCATAGCCGTTGATCATGTCGGCCACCCTGGCCGGGATCGCCATGGCGAAATTCTTAAAAGTCACGAAGAAGCGGGTGTAGTCGAGGATGACTTCCTCCACCGAGATGTACTTCCCGGCGGCGATGTCCGTCCGCAGCCGGTGCAGTTCTCCCTGGCTCTCCTTGAGGGCGATCTCCGCCCTCATTTTTTGCTCCCGCAGCTCGTTCTCTTTTTCGGAGCGGTTCTTCCCGTAGGCCTTGTCCGAGAGGTACTTGACGTAGCTCTGGATCGTAGGCACCAGGTCGTATCTCCGCCCCTCCACGGTCTCCGTGGTGGGCAGCACTCCCTCCTGGGTCAGCTGCTGGATGCGGCGGACGGTGACGCCGAAAAGCTGGGCGATGATCTCTACCCGGTAATATCCGCCGCCTGCTACTTTTCCGTTGTTATCCAAATAAAGCGCCCCCCCCCCCGCAATTCAAGGGTTAGTTCGTCGGTGGTCATGTTGCGGCCCTCCCGCTGAAGCTCTGCAAATCACCCATTGACCAGCACCGCCCTTTCTCCGGTGAACTGCTCCCACCGCTGGACAATGACGTCCGCGTTCCTGGGGTCGTACTCCATGAGGTAGGCGGTGCGGCCCAGTTGCTCTGCCGCGATGAGGGTGGTGCCGCTGCCTCCGAAGAAGTCACCCACGGCCCAGCCGGGGCGGCTGGAGTTGTTCATCAACCGTCCCACCAGCGGGATGGGCTTCATGGTTGGGTGCAGGGCGTTGCGGGTGGGCTTATTTTCATAGTGGACGGTGGTCTGGTCTTTGTAGTCCCGGAAGATCTTCTCGATAAGGGCCAGCAGCTGCTGCTTGTTCATCTTCTTCAGCTCCAGCTCATCCTCCAGGAAGACCGTGTCCTGGGTGCGGTCGTTCACAAAGTAGTGCGCCGCTCCCTCTTTCCACCCGTAGAGGATTGGTTCATGTCGCCACTGGTAGTCGCTCCGGCCCATGACGAAGGCGTTCTTCTCCCAGACCAGGCATTGCGAGAGCTTTAGGCCTGCGTCAGCGTATGCCTGCCGGAACTGCAGGCCGGTGCTTTCGGCGTGGAAGACGTAGATGGCGGCTCCGGGCCGCATGGCCTCATTGAAGTTCTGGAATGCCGCCAGCAGGAAGCTGTAAAAGCTGCCGGTGTCCATGTGGTCGTTTTCGATGGTGCTGTTCTTCCGGCTCCCTTCTTGTCCCAGGTAGGCTTCGAGGAACTCTGTCTTTGCGCCGTAGTCCACGTTGTAGGGCGGGTCGGTGATCACCAGGTCGAGCTTCTCCCCAGAGAGCAGCTGCGCCACGTCATCGGGGTCGGTGGCGTCACCGCACATGAGCCGGTGACGTCCAAGACGCCAGATGCTCCCGGCCCTGCTGACCGGCACGTCGATGGCCTCCGCCGCTGCGTCCGGGTCGAAGTCATCTTCCTGGGCCTCCGGCGGCACCTCGGTCAGCTGGATCAGGTCTTCCAGGTCGGTGCGCTGGAATCCGGTCACGCTGAAGTCGTAGCCCTCCAGGTCAAGCTCCACCAGGAGGTCTTTCAGCAGCTGGTTGTCCCACTTGCCGGTGATCTTATTGAGGGCGGTGTTCAGGGCTTTCTCTTTGGTCTTGTCCCGGATGTCCAGGACGATGACCTCCGCTTCCTCGTATCCGAGATCCATCATCACTGTCCGGCGCTGGTGGCCCTTGATGATGGTGCCATCGAAGTTGATTACGATGGGGTCTGCGTACCCGAACTCCAGGATCGACCGCTTGATGTCCTGGTACTCCTTGTCCTCTGGGGTCAGCTTCTTTCTGGGATTGTATTCAGCGGGCCTCAAATCAGAGAGTTTTCTCCGCTCAAACTTCAAGTGCTGCTCCTCCTTCGGCTAGAGTTTTCGGGCCTGCGTAACGAAATGCTAAAAAAATTTTCGATTTTATCCGAAAATCCATCGCGCCTTCCTCGCCCCGCGCTGGGGGGTGGGTGTCGGTAGTACCTACGGCCATCGCCGGGTGTGGCCCCTCGACAGAGGAAGCCTCCAAAGCCCTGGAGGCTCCCTCTGCCCTGGGGAGGAAGGAATGAACGAGCAACTTGCCCATTGTTGCTCGCGTTTAGCTTAACACAACAAAAAGTCCTTTTGAGTCCTGACTTTCTTGAAGGGCCTTGCTTTGTCCCCAGTCCAGGGGCCTCTGCTGCAGCGCGTCCCTGTTCTGCGCTCTCGTGCACCTGCTACCCACAGCTCTGGCCCCTTGCCCTGTGGCCCCGCCCCTGTGCTCCCACGAAAATAGGGGGCCGATTCCTGGAATCAGCCCCCGGTGTTGTGTTTTGGGAATGCCCCCTACGGCCCCGTACAAGGCCACACAAGCGCATGGTTTTTTAGTGGTGTACTTTCCTGTCCTCCCTCTAAAAGCCGCCGTTTTTTCCGTTGGAAAAAGCCCTGAATTTTGAGAGGGCGGCTTGTACTTCCTGGGTGTCGAGCAGAAAATCCAAGGCCCTGTTGTAATGGTCGTAGCAGGGGGTGCGGGTCAAATGGACGGTTCTCTGGATCTCGCTCCAGGGCTTGCAGTCCAGGTGCCGAAGTTCCAGGATCATGCGCTCCGTGGATTCCTCCGGCAGCAGGTCGATGACGTCCATGATCTCCAGAATTATGCGCTCCGTCTTTTTACTCTGCTTTTCGATGCGGCTTTCGACTTCCGAAATATCCGCCGCCTCATGGCTCTGAAAATCGCGGCAAAGCCGACGCAGGCGCTCTGTGAGGATCGCCTGCCTCTTTTTTGCCTTATAAAAGCGGGTCAGGTATAGCTTGAGCGTGATGCGCTCAGCCTCCCGGTTTTTCATCTCCGTCGCCATTGGTTGATACCTCCGATGGTCTGCTGCTCGGTGCAAGGGCGTAGACCTTACCGCCCAGGACGCTGAATTTCTGGATGACCTTGTCCCGCTGATCCCAGTCCCGGATCGCCTGCCCTCTCTGGCGGAGGGCTGTGTTGATTGCGTTCATGGTGACCACCAGGGCGAAGGTGGGCAGGGTCTCAAGCTCCGCGAAGGCCTTTGACGCCTCCGCGCTGTTGCCCTGCGTCTTGCCCCGGCCAAGCGGCCACGGCCCCTTTTTACTCCGTTTCTTTTTGCTCATCGCGTCTCCTTTTCTCTCTGGCGTCCTCCATGGATTCGTGCCACATGGCGGCGATGAAGGTATTCATTCCGGAGATGGCTTCCTGCTCCGAGGCTCCGGCCCCCTTCATGCCCGTGTAGAAAATGTGGGCCATCTCCGAAAGTGAGCCGAGGGCGGTAATCATGTCCCGGAGCGGGTTCTGCTGCGTTCCGTCTGCCATTTCTCTATCGCCTCCTGCGCCTGGGCCGGGAAGCTGACCACGAGGGCCGTGCCTCCGGCGGCGTTGATCTGCTTGATGGTCTGGGCCTGAACTGGCGAAAGCTCACCGCCCTCCGGGCGCTTAACCTCGAATCCGAAGAAGTGGCCGTCAATGATGGCGCAAATATCCGGGATGCCCTGTCTGCTGTATGGTCCCTGCTGGGCTTTCCAGACGAAGGCCTGCGGATATGCCTCCCGCAGCCATTTGATGATCTTCGCCTGGTAGTAGCTCTCCTTGTGTACTCCGACCGGGGTGCTCATGGCTCGATCCTCCCGTCCTGCTTCTCCAGAAGGTTGGCGATTACGCAGGCCGCTTCCCGGAGCATAGGCTCCAGCCTCCGGTTTTCGGCTCTCTCGGCTTCCTCGATCAGGGCGTCGACGAAGCCGTAGGGGTCGTTCCGAACGGCGAGGCAGACCAGGGTGTCGTAGGTCTTCTCCATGGCTCACGCCCCCTCGCTGGCCAGGGGCGGAGCGTCATGGAAGACCGGCTCTCCGTCTTCGGCGGCGGCAGGTGCGTCCGCGTACTCCCCGGCGGCCTCCGGGGCCGGGTCGGTGAAGGCCTCCAGGTTACCCTTCTCTCCCTCCATGAAGTGAGAGGCCATCATGTCGGCGGTGTGCAGCGCCCAGATGAGGGGGTGCTTGTCGATGGCCTGGCTGATTGTCGCCGTGTCGGTTCCGGTGCTCCCGGTGAAGCCCATGTGCCACCAGATGGCGTACATCTCCGGCGTGGTCAGCTCTGTGTACTGCTTGATGATCATGGCGCTCTTGGCCCCGTGTCCGAGGGGCATCTTGTCCTCGACCGTGTAGTATGGCACCTTTTCCCACTTGCCGGTCTTCTCGTTTTTGGCGTTCCGGGTGCTGGTGGTGTAGAAAAAGGTCTTGCAGATGTCGTGGAGCAGGGCAGTGATGATCACGCTGTCCTGGGGGAAGGTAGCCACGAACTTGTCTGCGACCACATAGTGGTACTTGACCTTTGGGTTTCCGGCTTCGTCCTTTCCGTCCGGCTCTTTCATCAGCAGCCCCCGCAGGGCGTCCAGCACGTTGAGGCTGTGCTGCAGGAGACCACCCTCGCAGCTGAGGTGGTAGTGCGTGCTTGCTGGGGCCGTGTAAAAGTCGCTGTGGCGGATGTACTCCAGGAGCAAGCCCATTCCGGGACGCTGCACCTTGGCCAGTTCGGCCTCAAACCGGGCGATATTCGCTTCTCTGTTCATTCCGTTCCGTCCTTTCTGCCTTTAAGGCTCTGTGCTGGCCGTGGCCGGGTCTGCTCCGATGGCCGGTGGCCAGTTGCTGGTGTAGACCTTGTAGTTGCTGTCGATCCAGGCTCCATTGGGGAAGTCCGGCTTTCTCCCTGGCGGGAGCCAGAACCGGCGGAGGATGTCGTTGTAGATCCAGCGGTTCCCCGGCTCTCCCGTCCAGTGGTTGTGGCGCTGCCAGTAGGGATCGAAGGCCTCCTGTTCACATCGGGCGTATCGCTCGTAGACCAGCTGCTCGAATTCTTCCCGGTCGAGGTGGGCCACCAGGGCCAGTCTCCATTTGTCCCGCAGCCCTCCGGCCTGGTTTTCTTCCTCGATGATGGCTGCGACCTTCTGTTCCAGCCATTCGTTCCCGGCGGTATCCTTCGGGTGCCTGGGCCAGTGCTCCATCAGGGTCTGAAGGTATCGGTCTGCGAACCAGTCAGCCGCCTCGGTGAGCCTGCCGATCAGGGCCTTGTAGCTCTTGGCGTAGGTGGTCTCCAGCTTCTCCAGCGGCACCTGCTGGCGGTTCCTCTGGAGCTTGCCGAAGTCCGCATCCAGCTTTGCAATCCATTCTGTGTCGGTCATCGCTTTGCAGTCCCCCTTTTTTGCCGTTTTTGGCCGTTGTAACTCCTTTTTCAGAAAATAGGAGTTACAGCGAAAAGCCTTGACGCTCTAGGGCTTTCGCCCCTTTTTTCGGGTGTTACTCCTAACCGGAGAACATACACCGTATTTTTTGAAATTTATTGCACTAAGTCATGAATTTCTGCGTTGTGCAATAATTTTGCAATAATAATGTGTATTTCTCAATTTTAGTAGTAACAGGAGTAACAAAACGCTTGAAAGCCTTGATATGACTGGGTTTTTCGTGTTACTCCTAATGTTACTCCTAGCGTTACTCCTAATTTCTAGCAGTAACATTTTGGGGTCAAAATGGCAGGTCTTCATCGCCGCCCTCAATCTCTCGGAAGCCGCCGAAGGACTCCTGCTTCCATGCCTCCGGGAGGTCGCTTCCATCGTCGAGTTCGTCCGCATCGTCGATGGCGTCTTTGTTTTCGGCCAGCTTGCCAATGTAAAATTCCACGAACCGGGCGACGCGGGTGCCGAACCGCTTAATGAGTGAATACTGGCGCTTTCCGGTCTTCCGGTCGATGTCTGTGGCGATGAGGTCTTTCTCTGCCATGTACTTCATGGTCTTCCTGGGGCTGTACCCAGCTTTCGTCAGGGCCTGGTTCAGCATGGATGGGAAGATGTAGGCGGTGTTCCCGGTCTCGCTGGTGAAGCCAAGGCAGGTGCCTATGGCGTTCGCACCGAAGTAGGAACGGTTGGCCAGCACCCAGTCCACGATGAACTGGACGGCGTTCTCATTGACGTCGGTGGTGTTTGCCTCCACCTGGTTAATCAGGATGCTCGCTGCCATGCGCTTTGCCTCCGCCACGGATTCTCTGGGGTTGCCCCCGAAGAACCACTCATCAATGAGGCTGTCAGCTAGGGCCACGGCGGCGATCCCCGCGATGTGGGAGCCGTTTTTGCCCTGGCTGGTCTCCCGGATATACCGCTGCATATCCTCGTAACGTTCCACGATCTCCCGCTCATCCATCTGGAGGATGTGCTCAATGAAGGCGGGGCCTGCCCACCCGCAGTCCATAGCGGCCTGCTGGTGCATGAGGGCGGCGTCCTGTTCGTTGTCGAACGGCCCCCCGTAAATCTCCAGGACGCGGGTGCTGACGCCGGTCTGGGAGGTCTCTGTGCTGAGCGGTTCCTCTCCCGTGGCCAGGGCCACGGTTCTCCATTGGTGGACAGTCTGGATGCCGCCGCTCTTGGCTCCCCGGATCTTGCCGGTGCCGCTGGCGATCATGTAGACGATTTTCTCCAGCGCCCCCTGGTTATTCCCGGCCAGCTGCCGTTCGTCGATGCCCAGCGGGAGGTCGCAGTAAAATGCCGCCGTCCGCTCCAGGCCCACCTGGGTGGCGTTAAAGTTGACCATGAGCCGCTCTGGGTCTCCCCAGGCGGAGAGAGCTGCTTTCAGGGCTGCGGTCTTGCCGCCCTTGGAGCCGCCCCAGTTGTAAACAAAAAATATTCTCTGCTTCACGATCCGCAGGAGCGGGGCGGCGAAGCTGGCGGCAAGGATGAAGCGGAACTTCTCACGGCTCCGGTGGGGGGCCATGTGTTCGATCCACCGCTCCATGGTGCCGTTCTGGCAGTACGCTGCGGCCATGCCTCGCTGGGATGGGTCAATATCCAGGGTGATCCCCTCATCGTGGCCGGGGATAAACCGCCGCCCTGGTTGCCAGCCGAAGGTGGAGGTGGCGTCGTTTTTGGGGATGATGTCGATGTTCTCCGACTCCAAAGCGCCCAGGAACTTTACCACGTTCTTCGAGTTCTCGCTGGTGATGGTGCAGCCCAAGTCCGCCAGGGCGGTGATGCTCCGGCTGGAGAAAATCACCGACCGGGGGTAAATGGCCCGCTGCCACTCTCCGTCTCGCTTGAAGGCGACCTCCATCTTTTCGTCTCCGGTCTCCAGGCTTTTCAGGCGCTGGGTCAGGAGGATGGGTGTGCGGCAGACATTGGCGGGTGTATGGGTCTTTGGGTCGATCCAGCTGATGCCCTTATCCGAAAAGATCCAGCCCTCCGGCGTCCGCAGGCTGAGGGGTGCGCCGGTGATGGGTTCCTCACGCATCTCTGCCTCCAGGTCGACGGCCTTTGCCCGTTTCAGGGCCTCCCGGATCAGCTTGGCTGCTTCCTCTTTGCCGTGGGCCAGGTAAACGTCGGACGGGTCTTTTTTGCCGAGACTCTGGCAGCTCCAGACGTAAACCTCCCCGGTGAATCCGGTGTCTGCCAGGGCGTGTGTGAGCTTCCGGTAGAAGGTGTCGCCTCCGCCATCCGGCTCTTTGTGGATGTAGAGCTTCAAGTCCTGCAGGCCTATGGTCTGGTAATCTTTGAACATGGAGGCTCCGGCGATGCCAATGGCGGGGATGCCAAGATACCAGAGGGTCTGGGTGTCGCTCTCCCCCTCAACGAGGACGGCGTATCCGGCTTTCCTGATTCCCGGCAGTCTCCATTCCCCGTAGAGGCATATCTTGCCCTTGCTGCCCCGCATCCAGCGGAACTCCTTTTTCGCGTACCGCTTCCGAATGGCGGCTTCTTTGCCGTCCTCGAAAAAGTAGGGCATCCGCAGGTATTCGGTGCCGTCCCGGTCTCTCCCGGTGTCTACCCTGCAGGTGTCCCGGAGGAAGTCTGCCGGGAGGCGCTTGTCGAAGCTGTACCGTTCCAAGGTGTAGGAGCCGAGGCCGCTGGCGTTGGTTGACTGGGCCTGCCGTTCGTGCTCCGGGGTGATGCCGTACCTGGCCAGGATTTCCTTGTAGGCCTCTTTCGTGTCGATGCCCTGGTACTTTGCCCAGAAGGTGACGAAGTTCCCGCCCTCATCCTCTGCGAAGCAGTGCCACTTCCCGGTCTTCAGGTCAACGCTGAAGCTGTCGTTCCTGTCCTGGTGGAATGGGCAGAGGCCGGCCAGGTTGTCCCCTGTGATCTTGTATTTCTGAATGACGGCGGTGTATTCCGCTCGGTAGTCCACGACTTGGTCGATGTTCACACTGTCCAAAGATGCCATTAAATCACCGCCTGTCCTTTGCTTGTAGTATCATGGGGCTTTCCATGGGGAGGGGGAGGGTGCCGGGTGGCCAGCACCCTCCCCGGCGCTCTTAGTCGAAGGGGAGGACGGGATCGCCGCCGGTGGCCGGGGCGTCCTGGAACTGGGGGGCGTTGGCGTCGGAGGTGTTCTCCCCAGTGAGGGCCTCCCATTCCTCGTCGCTCATGGGGGGCACGTCCACGCCGCCCTTGGCGGTGCGGGGCTGGGCCTGCTCTGTGGCCGGGGTGTAATCATCCAGGGTGATGGCTACGCTCTGATACTGCTCCTTCACCTGGCGGCGCAGGGCGATGGCCTGGGCAGCGATGGCTGCAGGGAGAATGCCGCCCTTTTTGATGACCACCTTGCTGTAGGCGACGCCGTTGGCGTTGGTGGCTTTTTCCAGGGTGAAGCGCAGGATCATGCCGGTGTAGGGGACGCCTCCGGCCAGGATTTTTGCCAGCTGCCGGTTGACGTCCTTGATGGAGGTGGGTGGAACCGTCAGGAGGTAGAGGTTTGGGTCTCCGCTCATCATCAGGTAGAGGCGGCGCATATTTTTGCAGGCCTTACCCCGGCCCTGCTTGCCGGTCTGGTCGGCCCCGGAGCCGTACTCATTGTAGGGGCATCCCTCGCAGGAGCGCAGCTCTCCGGTGTCCGTCCAGATGGCGGTCTTGCCGTCCATGCTGGCGCAGGCGGGGGGCTGGTTCTGATCCTCCCCGGAGCCATAGGCCCCCGGCCAGAAGCCGTTGGCCCGGTGGGGAAAGATCACCACGCCGTCGATCTGCTTCATGTATTCGGCGTCGTCTTCCTCGTCGGTCTGCACCTCGTAGGCGAGGCCCCCGCCGGAGGGAATCTTGATCTTCAGGCAGGTGATGCCGCTTTCGGGGTCGAGGTCATCCATCTCATCCTGCAGCTCCGCCAGAAGCTCCGGGTCGATGCCCTCGTACCGGTTCATCAGCTGGAAGTTGTCGGCGACCGCCAGGGCGGTCTCATTCTTTTTCGTGGCCATGCTTATTCATCCTCCGTTTCATCGTTATCGGTGGGGTCTGCGTCCTGGAACTGGGCGGCGCTGGCCCATTCCTCCATGGGGGTCACTTCCTCGCTCCGGGTGGAGTTCTCCGCCTCGTAGAGGTCGCGCAGGGTACGGCGCATCTCTGCTGCCGCCTCGATCATGGTTGCCGCTGCCTCCAGGGTGCTGTTGCAAATGCTGGAGACGGCCTCAATGGCTGGGTAGTTGGCGTCGGGGAGCGTCCCCAGCAGGATGGACGTGTCCCCGTCGATGGCCTTGACGGCCTTTTTGATTTTGGCCAGCCGCTCTGCCGCAATGCCGAAGGCCTCATGGCGGTTTCGGACGGCGGTGGGTGCCTCCCCGCAGGCGGTGATCATCTCCCCGGCGGTCTTGACGGTGTCCTCCGTCAGCTGGGCGATGGCCTTATCGAGCTGCCTCCGGGTGTCCAGCTCCAGCTGCTCATATTCTTCTCTCATCTCTGCATCCTCCTGGCCTCTTTCCGACGGGCCACGTCATTGTAATCGTAGGTCTTGATGACAGCCTCCAGGGCCTCCGAAAGCTCCCCGTGTTCCTCCACGTAGGCGCTCATGGTGGATTGGAGCGTCCTGGCGTTGACCGTCTCCACGATGATGTCGCCGAGACCTTCTTCCCGCAGGGTGCTGAAGAAGTCGGCTCCGGTCTCTGCCATTTCCGCCTCCGACCGCTTGCTGTAGGAGGTCTTGCTCTGGAGGGTGAAGGTGTAGCCGCCGGTGGAGATCCGGGGGCAGTCATCGTCGATCATCTGCTGGGTGATCTCCAGCTTTGCCGCCTCGATGGCGGCGGTGTTTTCTTTGGTCAAGGTGGCCAGCTCATCCTTTCGCTCCAGGAGGGCCTGGTATTCCTTGACCATGTCGAGCAGGGTTCTCATTGCCGTTCATTCCTTTCGCTGAATTCTGAAGCCCTGGTGGGCCGTCAGTCTGGTGTGCGGAGCCGGTGCTTACCGCCTGCGCTCCATGGGCTGCTCCATCATCTTCAGGCGCTGGCACTTGCCTTTGGAATAGGCCATGCACCGCGATCCGGCGCAGACCTCGAAGCGTTCATGCATGGTCTGTTTTCCGGTGAAGCCGTTAGTCTCCCGATCAACCGTTTTCTTGAACGGGCACAGTTTCCGTTCCTCCATGGGTGGTTCCCTCCCTTTCGTAGTTATCCTTCATGTGACTGTTCCGGCGGCAGCAGGAGCACTTCTGGTGCCTTGCCTCTTTCCCGCCTGGTCGCCATCGGCACCCGGCGCACCCGCTGTCGCTTACTTCCTGCGGAGTACCAGCCGCTGGAGGCCGTCCGGGCCGGTCTCCAGGCCAATGGCCCGGATCGCCCAGGCCCTGGCCCGTGCTTCCTCCGGGTGCCACCCGCAGTGGGCGCAGGCCGACGGGTCTGGACACTTTCCGTTCCGATCTCCGGGGTGGATGCCCAGGGTGCAGGTGGTCGGGGTCTTTTTTCCTTTTGGCATTGTTCATCCCCCCTCGCTGAATAGCTGCCTCCAATCGTCGACCACGGTTTTGGCGAGATCCTCTTTTTTCTGCAGGGCCTGGAGCACCGTTTCGTCGATGGTCTTCTCTGCCAGCAGGTGGATGTAGGTGCATGGGTGGTGCTGGCCGATGCGGTGTATCCGGCTCAAGCTCTGGCTATAGGTGGCGAAGTTGAAGTTGACGCTGTAAAAAATGCAGGTGTCTGCCGCTGTCAGGGTGATGCCGGTACCGGCGGTGTCGATCTGGCCGATGAAGACCGTGGTCTTCGGGTCGGTCTGGAACTGCTGGACGATGTCTCCGCGATCCTCTTTTTTGATGTCGCCGTAGATGGCCACGGCTTTCATTCCGGCGGAGCGGAGCGTCTTTTCGCACAGAGCCTCGATCTCGTGAATCTCAGGGATGAACCGGGCGAATATTACCAGCTTCTTTTTGCCATCGACCACGTAGTCTTGGAGGATGTCCTCCAGGGCGTCAAGCTTCCCCCGACTGACCAGCTTCGGCTGGATGGCGTCATCCTCCGCCAGGAAGCCGCCGGTGAACTGCTGCAGGCGCAGGAGCTTCGTCAGAACTGTGGTGGCGGTGATGGTGCCGCCGTCTGCCAGCTCCGCATAGCTGTCCCGCCGGAGCCGGTCGTAAAGGTTACGCTCCGAGCGGCTCAGTGTGATGTAGCGGCTCTCGAAGGTCTGCTCCGGCAGGTCGAGGGCTTCCTCTTTGGTCACGCGGTAGGCGATGCTGTGTTCCTTTCGGATGAGAGTGTCCAGGTCACGGTACCGGACGATCTGTTTGCGGTTGAAGCCGCCCATCTCGCAGTAGCGGCTGCGGAAGGCGTAGAAGTTCGTCCCGAAGATGGTAGGGTCTAAAAACCGGTATTGGCTCCAGAGGTCTACGGCTTCGTTCTGTACCGGGGTGCCGGAGAGGATGAGCTTGTACCGGGCTTTGTCCCCCAGCTGGTGCATGGCCTTGCTCTGGGCTGCGTCGTGGGATTTGATGCGCTGGCTCTCATCGGCGATGACCAGGTCTGCGTCGAAGTCCAGGAGGGCGTCGAATATTTCCTCTCTCCAGGTGCTCTCGTAGTTGATCACCGCCACCTTCAGGTGGGGGTATGGGAACCGCTCAAGGTCTGCCAGGGCCTTGAGACGCTGCTGCTTCGTTCCCAGCAGGGTGCGGATGGTGTAGGGGAAGGCTGCGTAATCCTGGAACTCTTTGGGCCAGACGGCGACCACCGAGGTGGGGGCGACGATCAGCACCCTGCTGATCCGCTTCTGCTGGTATCCGGCTCCGGCCACGGCGATGGCCGTCAGGGTCTTGCCACAGCCCATCTCAAAGAGGAAGCCGAAGCCTTTATTCACGGGTGTCGTGTGGATCACCTTCTATCTTGCTTCCCCGGCGCAGAAGCGCCGGGGATTTTGTGATTTTTGGATTAGAGGTCAAAGCCCGGCGCGAAGCCAATCGAAGGGAAGGCGTAGTTGTAGTACGCGCTCCCGTCCGTGCTCACATAGCAGAAGTACGTCGCGGAGCTCGCATAGACCGAGCGCAGCCACCAATACCATGTGCCTCTGTTGGGGCACTCTTTTACCCGGTCTCGCTCCTTCAGGAAGATGGGGAGCTGGAAGCTGCCAGGCTCATCCGGCCACCATTTATCCTCTGGTGCTCCGAAGAGATCTGTTGCAGATGGCAACCAGAGCGGGTCTTCGTATTTCTTTACCTCGCCGCCGATGGTCTCCACGATCTCGCGTGGCCGGATGATGCTCCGCAATTCCTGGGGCAGATGGGGATAAATGTCCTCCAGGACGTGCCTGCGGCCCTTGCTTCCGAAGTATCCGGTCTGATTGGTGTTGTCATCGTTCATCTCGCATTCGTCATAGCAGTCTTTGAAAATAAAGCGTGCCATTTCGCTGTTGACAAATCCGCAAGTCACGGTGATGGTTTTTCCAGTGTCCAGGAGGATGTCCAGTTCGTCGTGGGGCCGGATCATCTCCGGGCCATCCCCGTTCCGGATCGCCGCTTTCAGGTTTGCCAGATCGATGGCTCCATCCCTGATTGTGCGGACGGGTGTTGCGCCAGCTCTATGGACGTGCTCCCGGATGAAGTCCTCCAGGGTCAGGCTCTCAATGCCGGTTTTCATTGCGACATTGTGCTCTGCAATCGCTCCGGTGCTCTCACCCCATCCGGGGAGCTGGAGAAGGAGGTCTGCGCTGTCCAGCATGGCGAGGCAGATCCTCATGTAGTCTCGGTTCTCCATACCGATGGGCAGGGTGGCCGGGTTCAGCGGCAGGTGCCCTGCCTCGCTGACGATCCGGGCGGCGTCATCAAACTCCGCCTTGTAGGTTTCCAGCCTTGACGAGATGGGGCCGGAAAGAAAAACTTTCAAGGGCTTTTTCATGTCGTTCATTCCTTTCATCTATGCTCCTTCAGCCAGTCAGGCTGTTAAGGGTCTGAATAAGTGCGCACCCACCCGCTCAACGCCACCCGATCTTCTTGCCGCAGCGGCGGCAGTGAGAGTGGTTGATTTGGACGCGGCTGTTGCAGGCGGGGCAATGCCAGACGCCGTCTTTGTGGGTGGGCTTCCCTGGGGCCTCGTACTTCCGGTGGAGGGTCTGGTACTGCTTCGCCAGGGAATTGTAGTCCTGCAGGAAATCCAGGGTGGTCTCCAGGTCGGTGCAGCCAGCCCCGCTCAGGGCGGCGAGGATGCGGATGGCCGTCTCACAGGCGGCGACGTCGGCCTGCCAGATTTCGTTCTCCGGGTCGCTCTTGGCAAACTCCGCACTGCTTGCCCGAAGGCTTCCCAGCTGGTTGATGATGTCGTTGATGGTCATGGCTTCGCTCATGGTTCATCCCTCCAGGTTTTCAGTTCATCGGAGCGCATACCAATGGGGGTGCTAAAGCCGCTCCAGAGGACGTCCACAATGCCCCAGCTTCCCACGCCTACAACCTCTCCAATCCCATATTTCTCCGGGCGCGTTGCAAGGAGTTTCATGTCTGGTGTGAGTTCCACCTTGTCGCCAATGTTGAAATTGTTATAGGGCATGGCTTCCGTTCCTCCGTTCGATTTCGTCTGGGCTGGCCCATCCAAAGGCGACCAGGCACATATTGGCTCCCCGCACCTGGTGGTCGTAGAGGGACATCTTCACGGGGTAATCGGCGAGGGGCTTCGGGTGTGGATTCACTCGCTCGCTGTCGATGGCCTCCTGGACACGGTGGAGCTGCGACCGGCGCTGGGCGATGGCTGGGGGCAATTGTACGATACTGGCCAGCTTGTCCAGCAGTTCCATGTCTGCGGTGCCGGTGAGCAGCTGCGTCTTTCTGTCCCAGCGCATTTTGTTCCAGCTCTTGATGACCGCGAATTGGACGTTGTCTGCCTCTTTGATTAGAAGGGTGGTACCCTGAAGGGCGATCTTCATGCCTGCGCCGCCTCCATTTCCTGTGCGTAGTCCCCGTAAGCGGTGAGAGCGGCTCTGCTGTAGCCGCTGGAGGCCGTCCCACTGTCAATGGCGATCCTAGCGTTCCCAGGCCCCATGTTGTAGGCCATGTAGAGGTCGTGGTCGGTGATCCACCCGAAGCCGTAGCCCTCCGAAAGCTCCCGGAGGTAGTCCAGGGCAACGGCGGCGCACTGTACCGGGTCTGTCAGGTCGGTGACACCGAGGGCCTCCATGCGGCCTGTGTGCCAGCGGGTGTTGACCTGCATCATGCCGATGCTCACGCCGTTGTCGCCTACCGCATCGGTGTCAAATCTGCTCTCTACCCAGGCAATGGCCATGATGGCGCAGAAGGTGTCCCGGTCTCCGCCGCAAAGCTCAAGTATTGCGGCCTGGGTCTCTGCGTCCAGCGGGACGCTCTCCAGGAGCTTCACGGCGGTCGTGGCCTCCGGCGTCGGCTCCGGCGTGGCGGTCGGCCCTATGTAACTGCTCGCAGTCGGGGCCGGGGCGCAAATCTCCGGGGATGGTAAGGGAGCCGAAAGCGCAGGCGTCCGGCTCCCCTGGGTGGCCGCACTCGTGACCGCCATGCCGATGGCGAAAACGGCCACCGCTCCGACGGCAGCTGCCTGCGCGATCCGTCTGCGGCGCTGACGCTTCCGACGAGCCGCTCTCCGTTCAGAGATGCGCCGTCGAGCCGCCTGGGCCGCTTCGAGTGCTTCCTGTTCAATTTCCTGTTCGATGAATTCCCAGTCCATGCCGGTTCCTCGCTTTCTCTCCCGCATTCATTCTTTCGGTACCCGTACCCAGGTGCCGGTTGATTTGTCGCAGACAATCAGGCCGGTCTCTGTCTCCATCACCAAGAGGTAGCTGCCGGGGTGGAGGCCCTTGCTGCTCACCAGAATCTTCTGCTTCCGGGTCAGGCGCTTTAGCTGCTTCATGGGTCACCGCCCATCTCGACGATGATGACTCGCTGGCACTTCCCGTCCAGCCGGATCACCTTTGTCCGCCTGCTGTTTTTGTCGGCCCGGATGGCCCCGGCCTTTTCCAGCGCCCTCATGGCTGTGCGCCTGCCGACTCCGATTTCCTCGAAACTCTGGTAGGCTTCTTCCTTGCAAATGGCGGCGCTGCCGTCCCAGCTCCGAAGGGGGGTGTTCTCCGCCATGTCCTGAACGATCTTGCTCAATTCCTCGATTTGGCTGTCCTGCAGTTGCTGCCGCACTGCTGTCCGGCGGAGCTTCCGCTCCTGGCCGTCCAGGCGGCTTTCGATCCCCTCGAAGCGGCCCTCCATGTCCTGGAATCCCTTTGTGACGGTGTCGGTCAGCTGGGCGATGGCCTGGAGGATCATCTGCTCGTTATCCATGCGTCCGGCCCCCTCTGGCTTCCTGGGCCAGCCACCAGGTGGGGTTGTTCCGCTTGTCCTGGTATGGGCATCCGTCGGTGTCGCAGTCCTCCCGCTCGCAGGATGAGCAGAAGGTCTGGCTGAAGCATTCGTCCCATGGGCTGTTGGCTACGGGGAGGGATGCCAGGAAGCTTCCCAGCGCCTCCGGCGAAGCCGTGAGGACTTCGTAGTTGCTGCTCATGCTGTTCACTCCTTCCTGGGCTTTAGGCTTTCTTCCGGCGCTCCCTGCGGTTGCCCCGCCGTCTCAGATTCTCCTGGTACACGGCCTGCCCACGGGCGGCATCGTACTGGGGGCGGGAATTGCGATCCAGCTTCCCGGTCTTGCCTCGCTCCAGCTCCGTGTAAATGGTGCCGGTGGCAAAGCCCAGCCGGGTGGCAATCGAGGCGGCGCTCTCTCCTTCAGCCCATCGCTTTGCGATCTCTTTTCGGTCGTTTAGTGTCAGTCCCATGGTTTTTCGCCTCCTTTCGCGCCGAAAAGTGCAAAAAAAATAAAGGTTAGACAGGCTTGAAACCTTGTCTAACCTAATTATGAGGGCTGCATCCGCAAATGTCAAGAAAAACTTAGATAAATCTGCAAAAAAATTATTTGTGCCATGGAGCGGCTGCGAGGTTCCCCCTCTTTGAGGGGGCCTTGGGCCGCTCTTTTGCGCGTCTGGCCTGAATCCGGGCATGGGAAATAAGCCAGCGCCCACCGGCCCTGGCGAACTCCCGCCCTCCGTCACGCAGTCAGGTACTTCGCAAATAAAGCCCCCGCCGACTTCCACTCCAGGATGGCCCTGGGGTAGTTGTTCATCCAGACTTCGGCCTGCGCCACCTCCTGGGCCGTCACTTCATCGAAGTTCGTACCCTTCGGGAAAAAGCGGCGGATGATGCGGTTCATGTTCTCATTGCTGCCCCGCTCCCCTGGTGAGCTGGGGTGGCAGTAGTATATCGTGGTTCGCGGCCTCTTGTTTCGGACGGATCGCTCCATCCCGGCGCAGTCCTGAAACTCGGAGCCGTTGTCCACGGTGATGGAGCGGAAGATCCGGCGGAAGTCCTTCCCCAGTCTGCGCTCCAGCCGGTTCAGCACCTTGACCACGCTCTCCATTGTGTGGTCTGGCACCCGGAAAATCAGGCCGTAGCGGGTGAGCCTCTCTGTCAGCACCACCAGGGCGGCTTCGCTGTCGATGGTGCCCATGAGGGAATCCATCTCCCAGTGTCCGAAGGTCTCCCTGGCCCAGATTTCCCAGGGCCGCTGTTCGATGGTTCTGCCGGGTGCCTCTCTGGCCCGGTCTTGATCCTGCTTGTCCTCCGGGGAGCGCCTTTCCCCCTTGTAGAGCAGGTGCTCCGGCGTGAGATTTAGGAAAACGTCGCCCCGGTAGATGTAGTTGTAGATGGTGTTGGCGCACAGCTGCGTGTCAAACTGCAGGCCCTGCTCCTTGATGAAGGCCAGGGTCGCGCAGGGGGAGTAGTGGTCGAGGATGATCTTGTCCTCGATGAAGTTGGCCAGGGCGTGGTCGTGGCCGATCTTCAGCTCCGGCCCCTTGGCCCGGAGGTTTTCCTGGTACTTCCGCTCCGCGAAGTCGGCGCAGTACTCCATGACGAACTCTGCGTCATGCTGCTGGAGGCACTGGCCCCGCTTGATCTCATTGTAGACGGTGGCCCTGCAGCAGCCCAGCATTTCGGCGATCTCATCCGGCTTGGCTCCGGTTTTAAGCGCCCCTTCCATTTTGAGGCGATCCTCCCAGCGCAGGTGCTTGTATTTCTTTCTCTCTGCCATTGAAGCCCGCTCCTTTTTCTATCTGCGGGAGCGCCTTGTAAAATACTGAAAAGCGCCGCAGGATCAGCCCTGCGGCGCTTGCCTGTCTGCCCCGATCAGCCAGTCTGCGGATACGCTGAAAATTCGGGTCAAGACCAGCAGCTCGTAATCTGTCACCAGTCTGGAGCCGCTCTCGATCCGGCTTATGGCGTCCTGCTCAATGAGTGCGCCCTCGGTCTGCATCTTGGCTGCGAGGGTGGCCTGGGATAGTCTTGCTCTGAGCCGGAGTTCCCTGATTCGGTCGCCGGAGACGTTATTCTTGCCCTCAAACTGGAGCTTCCGCATGGCGTTGCCCTCCTATGGCAGTAATCCATAACTCACTTAACATTAGCATATTTTGCGAGCTGGGCTATGGAAATACTCCATAGCTTCTGGAGGGTGTTACCGCATTATTTCAGGTTTTTACTGCTTATTTCAATATTTTACTTGACATTCCCATAAATGAGTGCTTATCATCTGTTATGGTAATGCTCCATAAAATTCTGAAGGATAAGGGGTGCTGATCATGGGGTTCCGGTTCCGAAAGTCAAAAAATCTCGGCCCGTTCCGGGTGACTGTCAGCAAGTCTGGCGTCTCCACCAGCTTCGGCGGGAAGGGGGCGCGGATCACAAAAACCGCCAGCGGGAAGGTTCGCACCACGCTCTCCGTTCCGGGAACCGGCATCTCCTACGTCACGGAGTCCGGCGGCGGGAAGAAGCAAAAGGCGAAGGAGGCCAAGCGCACCCGTGCTGCTGAAGCCAAGGCCGAACGGCAGGCTGCATTCGCGGAAGCGGCCCGGAATCCAGCCCCCGCTGAGGCAGGGCTTTACCGGCTGCTGGGCATTCTGACTGTTGTGGTCGGGTTTGCCCTCTGCTTCCTCTTTGCTCCCCTGGGCCTTGTCATCCTGGCCTGCGGGATCTACGTCACCGTGAAGGCCCGTCATATCGCCGACAAGGAAAACCGGAGGCTCCGGGCGGCTCCGCCCCCGGTGGCCCCAGAGCCGGAGCGGGAGGAGCCGTCTCCCGGCCCAGGCTTCTCCGGCTCCGTCGCGGCGCAGCGGTTCCAAATCACCCGGACGGATGAGCAGGCCGAAATGCTCCGGGCTGGATACAAGGAGAACGCTGCCCATGAAATTTTCCCGCCGGATACTGTCTGGGCCAGCCCCCGGTCTGAGGTCTACCACTTCGGGGATTCCTGCGGCAGCGTGATCCTGCCGGACGTGGTGCCCATAGGGGAGGGCGAGGCGCTCCGGCGGGGCCTGCGGCGGTGTAAAAAGTGCGACTGGCACGGCGCTCCGGTTCCCGCTCCCGGCAGTTCCCCTGAGCCGGTCAGGACTCCGGTCTCCAAGGCAAAGGTGGAGCCAGTCGATTCCTGGTAATCTATAAAGCAGAGGCACCTGGTCGTTTGGCCGGGTGCCTCTTTCGTGCCCTGGAGGTTATTCCTCCGGGGCGCTTTCTTTCTCCGCCAGCTCCGGTTCGATCAGATCCTCGATGTGGCATTCCAGCACCTGGGCCACCTTGTAGAGCTGGTAGACGTTCGGGCTGGTTCTGATCCTGGCCGACCATCCCTCCAGCGTCCGAACCGGGACGCCGCTGCGCCTGGAAAGCTCCGCCCTGGTGATCCCCTTCTCTATGCTTTTTTTGTCGATGGGGGTCAAATCCTCCCGCATGGTTATGCGTCTCATGCCGCTCACCTCCGTTTGAATTGTACCGCTATTATACTTCGCTTGCGTGGTAATGTCAATTCGTCAACATCACCACTCATTCGAGTGGATATTTGTATAGTTTAGCCACTTGTAATCCACTCGTATGAGTGGTAATATACACTCAACCTAAAGAACGGAGGCAGTGAAAATGAAAGCGAATCTGATCGAAATGCTCAAGGCCCAGGGCTTCTCCGAGGTCGAATCCAAGAGTGAGACCATCCAGCAGTGCAACGGCGTGATCCTCCAGCGTGACTGGTCTAGGGAGGTCGAGGTGGCGTTCCATGGCTCCTACCTCGAAACCTTCGCCGTCCGGGTCTTCGTCAACCGGAACTCCGGCATCTGCCACGTCAGCTACCAGAAGGATGGCCGGGAGTACAAAGACCGCTGGTACGATACCGTCGGCAAGCGCACCTACAATGCCATCGTGGAAACCGCCCGGTGTGCCGGGTATGCAATCTGAAGGAGGGAATTCAAATGAAGGTTACTTATCGGGAGTACTGCATGGAGCTTCGGGCGCTGCAGAGCAAATTCGACCGGCGCATCCTCATCACCGACCTGGGCGGCACCCTGGATGCCCCGGCCATCAACATGGGCGTGAACTGGGCCTCCATCGGGGCGGTTCCGGCTGAAGAAGCCATGGCCTTTGCCGCCGAGCTGACGGAGGCCGCAAAGGCGGCGAGCGAGTTCAAGTTCAACGGTTATGAGATCGTTTACTGAAAGCGGGGGCTGAAACATGGAAGGAATGAAAACTCTGGATATTCGGAGCTACCGAGAGACCATCAAGGCAGCGGTGGCCCGTGAGCGGCAGGCCGATCCGAATTGGTCTTGGGGCATCCGCTCCATCACGAAGGGCATTGCCCGGATCGGCTGGGGGTACCTGGACTACATCGGTGAAAAGGAGGCTTTCACGGTGGAAGTCCTGCAGGATGAAGAGAATGGCAAGGTGACTGTTCTGGGCGTCATTCCGAACGGCTCCAAGGTCTGGCGCTTCGTCGGCCCCAATCACTGGGAAGACGGGCCGACCATCGAGGGCTGCATCGCCTCCGCAATCCACGCGATGGCCTGCAGCGCCCACAAAACCTACTAAGCCGAAACGGCCCGCTCTGGGCCGTCCGACCGGGGATCGCCTCCCGGCGCTGATGATGGCAGGCGAGAAAGGGTTTTGAAATGATGAATAAGTCCCAAGCCGTGGCCTATGGCCAGCGGATTGGATGCCGCTTCTACGTGCGGAACTCCAATGGTGGATTGCTGGGCGGCTTTGTCCGCCATGAAGACGCCGAGGCTTGCAAGGCCCGGTGGGAAAAGGAATACAGGGCCGATCCCTGGAACAAGGGTATGTCGGTCTATATCGAGGAGGCGTGAACAATGGCGAAGCTGGCGAATGCAAAGGGCGAGATGGTCTACTTCAACCTGGTGCAGAAGAACGGGAAGCTCCAGTGGGTCATCAAGGGCATAGGGGACACGGTGGTGCTGGGCAGGGATCGCCAGAAGAAGAAGTCCCGCACCTTCACCCAGGAAGCCCAGGCGGATGCCTATCTGAAGCGCAACGGGTTCACGATCAGCCTCTATTGAAGGGGCGGAGCAGGTGAGCGGCTGCGGCTCCACACGGGGTCGCTGGCCGCTCCTTCTTTTTGCCCTTGCCCACGGTCTACCGCCCTCGCTGTCCTCTGGCTTTTTTCCATTGGAAAAAAGACTGCCATAGGGCGGCGGGGGTGTCTCTTTATGCCCCCGGACGCAAAAGGCCCACACGGGGCCGCACAGGGGCCAGCAGGGGCCAATGCCAAG